GCACCGCTTGCTACTATAGGTAGAACATCATTGTTAGCAATGTCTGTGCGTTCTACAAGTTGACTTATTCTCTTATCTGCCATATCGATTAAATATAAAATCTTGAAGTCCCGTTTTCTTGCAACATATATGAATCATCTTCCAATAGGATGAAGTCATAGTCTACAGGGCTGATGTTTCTCAGGATCTTGAATAGGGAAACATAGCATAAATTGTTCGCAATCGGATTGAACTTATCTACCTTCTCAAGTTGGAAGTAGTGAACACCCACTTTGATGATAGTCCTAAAATCTAGGTTCATGATGTCCGTAGGTGTTAGGTAGAAATATCCCTCTAAAAGCCTACTATTCCTGTCCCCTATCGAAGTGATCAAGCCTTCATAGTACTCCGTGTATAGGTTATTAGTTTGAGGGTAGACCCCAATAGAGAAATAGACCTCCCTAGGATATGAGAAAAGCACATCTGTAGTAGGGATTATAGGATCATCTAGGTGACCTGCATAGGGGTAGGCAGTATAGGCTATATTCCCTGAAGAATAGGCTATATTCCAAGAAGGACATTCAACCTGTGGCTTCCAATAAGCTATTCTAGGCTTGAAGTTGTCAGGTACTTTGACCCCATTTTCTACCTTGTACAGGTGGATCATGATCTGCCCTAGTACTTGCTCCCTCATTACAGGTGGACTAAATACCACCTTCACAGTCTTTGTATCTAAGATGAAATCATTGTCTATGATAGTTCTACTTTCCCCATAGGCTTGATTGAACTTAGTCTTGTAGGAAGTACTCCAATAGTCGGCATCATCATCAAAGGTCAATCTGTACTCCTTAGCTGAAAGTTCGGATAGTGGGGTGATAGTTATCTCTTGACTTTGATCTATCTTGTCACTCCAATCTAAAGCCTGATCCTTGAAGGTTCTGTAGAACTCATTGTAGGGGATGATCTCTAGGACATTTGTCCGAAGCCTGTCCTGCGTCACATACAAATTGTACATCGATATGATAGACTTCAAGAAGTCACGCTGCTTCATTGACTTTGGAAGTGTGTATCCTATCTTCATAGTATCACCTTCTTCTAGTTCTACTGCCACGGGTACTGTGTTGCCTATCTTGAATGATCCAATAGGTGCTACTACTACCTCTGTCTGAAGTTGAGTATTCGTTCCTACTATCTCTCCTGTCAATCGGATCTCAAAATAGTCATTGTATGCAAGGCTAATTCCTGCTGTGATTTCTACATTCCAAAAATAGAATTGACCTATAGAATTGAAAGGAACAGTTTTGCTAGTGAATACTTCCTGAGATCCATTCTTCAAAACTGAAATAGTCCAAAGGTTATCTGTGTTCCCCTGCAAGGCTTCAAAAGATAGCCTTAGATCTAAGGTCAATCCTGTGTTCAAAGTTTGGTTTTTATTCCACCTGAATCTAGTCCCTGAATTTTGCACCAAAAATCCTGAAGCTAAAGTGCTACTGAAATTCAATAGCCTTGAGAAGGAAGGATCTGTAGTCACTTCCTGCTGATATAGGACAGGGGTTTGATGCAATAGGGTAGTGCTTTCCTTCGTGATGCTTTTCTCTGCCGTGATCAAAAGTAGCTTCCTAAAATAGAAGGAATTGAAGAATGGTGCAGTCACTTGGAAATTTGCTTCCGCAAAGATCCGCTTCAAAATCTCACTTACAAATACAGCAGGTTTGAAGTTCTCTATAGGATAGGTTATTGAGTCTACTGAATAGCCATAATCCACCAAAGGATAGACATAGTTGTCCGCACCATCTACCCACTCAAGCCTGTCCCAACTATCCTCTATATTTGTTCTGTTCCAAGTATGGTCATAATCATCAAAATCTAGATCAGCTAGGGTCTTGTCCCCTAGTTCATGAAGGATATCCCGAAGCCTACCGAACATATTCACCTCATAGGTAATGTCCCCTTCCTTAGAATTGATCTTCATCATCCTTAGAACCCCGTCAAATATTTTGACATTATCTAGGAAGATCTGTGACTGCGCCTGCTTTGCAGGGTTGAAGTTCTGCCCTATGTTTACATCACCTACTATGTAGTCATTGCTTACAGAGATATCAAAGATATTCCCGAATAGCTGCTGATTCTTTGCCGTACTTGGTAGGGTTAATGTCTTTGAGTAGGATGTATTTCTTCTCTCAATGTCGCTAACATCAGCCACAGAAAAGGTGAACTCTACATCTATGTCCCCTAGGGTATCCGCTTCAATACCTTCTACAAATAGCCTTGCGCTCATATTACCTGTCGATTGTTTAGGATTTGGAATTCCACATCTAGTTCAATATTGAACACCTTGTCTGATGCCGTCTTCTTTACCTCATAGCTACTAGCTGAAGGCTTGACAGGAATCCAAGAAGGGCTGATATAGTTGTCATTAACAAGGTTTAAATATACCAAAGGACTAGAGTATAGTTCCCGTAGAAGTTCCGCCTGTGCATCATTCAAATAGTCTGAAATGATCTTCCAATTCTGTGTTTCTTTGGTGTAGTAGATCGGGTTGATATTCTTCACCACTACCCCATTAGCCTCATAGATATCACCGCTGTAGTTTCTTTCATAGCCCTTCTTTTCAATCTGAAAACTAGTCTTATTCACTAGATCAAAATTGAAGAAATCAAATGTTCCGTACTTATTAAGGTACGCTATCCGCATAGGATCATACCTGCCACAGGATTGGGTGTATAGGGTAGCGAATTTGTACCGCCTTGCAGATCCATTATTCCAATTCACAAATAGTTGAATTGATACTACCCCTGATCCGTAGGTCATTGGGGTGATCTGTACATAGGTTACATGGGGACTAGTAACTACTGAAGGAGTGATATAGTAGGTCTGAGTGGTAGCGTTTGAATAGGTCACAAATAGTTCTACATTGGTCAAAAGCCCCGTGTTAATGAAGCCAAATACCTGCGCATCTGTTTCCCGTACCTTGATAGTATCCCATGCAGTCAATGGCTTGTATATAGTATTACTAGATCCCCAATACTGTGCCTGATCAGAGTACCATTCTTTCAATTCTAGCAAAGGCAAAGCACCTGCAAAAGCATACTTAGTCTCACTTACCACCTCACTAGCCGTGACTATGATAAACTCACCACCTACCTCATAGTATTCATAGCACTTCAGGTAGTATCCCTTGATCACATTCTTTGAACTTGAAGAAGTAGCAGTCTCATAGAACCCTTTTGAATAGGTGAAATCTACAGAGACATATTTTGAGACATCGAACTCCACCGCATCCCCAGGATCAGCAGGGCTGTCATAGTATGCAGTAGTGACTAGTTCATCATCTGAATTGTAGACTTTCACCACATACTTGAAACCGATCTCCTCAGAGTTCGTGCTGCTTATGGTATAGTTGATCCTGTTGAATGCAGGAAGAATATCAATGCTTGGTTCTACTAGTGTGATCATTTGCTTATTCTTAAAATGAGTGAGTCTGCTCCTATGGTTTGAATGTCTACATTGAATTGAGGGGTTGCCTCATTTACTGATCTTTGGATGAAGTTAGTCCCTGCTATACCATACTTCTTGATATAGTATGCCATCCTTTTAGCACTACTTGAAATCTGAGGAAGGATTCTTCTACCCTTTAAAGTTTCATCACCTGTTTTGATCCTTAGATTCCTAGCTTCTATTTCTATATTCTTTCGCTTCATCCATCCCTCTAATTGTTGCAAGGCTTTCAATGGCATGAAGTATGTTTCAAATTGGTAGAACTCTCCCTTTGCATTTGGGTAGACTTTCTTGTTTTTGATGTCATGCTGAACACCCCTTACCCCTTTATCAATATAGTCATAGTATTCTGCACCTGTTGGAATCTCTACTCTATAGCCGTACTTAGTTTCAATGATGTTAGGCTGTCCAAAAGAACCCTTCATCCTTCCTGTATCCATTGGAGCATTTGCCTCAAGTTTATCAGCTAGATTATAACCTAGCCGAAGTAGTGCGCTTTCTACATTTTGAAGCAGGATTTCTTCTGCCTTCAGGACATATTGATTCCCTCGAAGTTTATTCCCTCCAATTGTGATATTGGCTACTTCATCTTTTGTTGCAACTGCCATTTCTTATACTGCGCCTCTTTGTCTTTTTTATAATCCTTTAAATATGCTAGGGTATTCAGGTACTCGATCACCCTCAATTCATAGGCTGCATTGACTGTGATGTTTTGGAAGTCTGCGACCTGCTTAGTGCTAAATACCCACCCCCACCTTCCCATAAATCCACTAGGTTCTGTGCCATCTTTTTGTTCTCCATTGAGAAGGTTATGGTAGTTGCGATTAATTCGCTGAATAGTTGACAAAAAAAAAGCATACAACTATACACTTCTATAAATTTCGCACCTAGCAAATCATCCGCTACCATGTCATGAGGCACTACCCCATAGCCTTGATATTTATCACCCTGCATAGGAAGGAAGAAACACGCAGCAATCTTATTGATCTGCATGATCTCCCCACTAAAAGCCAGGATGTCAATGTACTGCCCTGCCGTGATCTCGTGTAGTTCAAAGCAGAACTTGTATCTGTTGTCCCCCACCTGCAAATAGTCTACAGGCTTGGTCTCAGGGATGTTGTCAAAGAAGGATAGCTTCTCAGCGTACTCATGCATGAGATCTCTGTATTTGAAATCATCATAGTATTCTTCATCCTTACCCTCCACGATTGCAAGCATCTTCTGCTGCTTCTCGATTATGTTCAGATTTGAATTTGTCTCTATATCGTACAGGCTTATGAACTGCCCTACTGTAAGTTTATCCCACATAGTTCTAAATATATTTTTTTGGTTTGATGTATCTATCGCTAAAATTCGGTTTTCCCGAATGTCTAGAAAATGTCTAAAATCCCTTTTAAATGTCTAAATATTTGCAGTCGCAATCTGCGACCGCTATCTGAAGGAGTACTTCCCTAGATGGCTTGATGTGATCTTGTTGACCACCGAATACCGCAGGGCATCGAGTGCGTGATTGAAATTATCGACAGGCTTATTGGTCATCTGCCCATTCTTATCTTCGATATACTTGTAGTTCCGTAGTTCCTTGATCAGGTTGTAGCTTCTTTCCGTTGCATATAGCTTGTATCTCCTGATGATGTCTATCCCTATGTTGATAGATCCTTTGATGGTAGGCTTCACATTCCACCCCATCCTGTAGATCTCCTCTATACTTTTAGGTTCGGCTCAATCTGCGAATACTTCATTACTCCTATCAAGCCCTAGTACCTTCATCTCATTTGCTATGTCCTGATTTGTCATGCCTGTCCTATACAGCAATTCATCCACATACATAGAATCATCTAAGATGTAGGTTCTCACTAGGCTAGTAGGATCTGAACTATATCCGAAGTCTAGACCATAGCTTACTAGCTTTGCTTCCTTTGGTATTTCTTTGGTAGTACTGAAGGTATACACCAAGGATCTGCTCTGCCCCCTTTCTCCTAAGCCGTATACCCTCCAATAGTTTTCATCTATATCCTTGAGCCTTTCAATCTCTGCCTTGATCTCAGCCCCCAGGAAAGGGTTATCCTTGTAGGTAGTCTGATAGAATTCTACATCCTTTCTAGGTAGCACCTGATCATAGATCCAATGAAATTCTTCTGAAGGGTTAAAATCAATTATCACCTTCTCATTCGTTCTGAATAGTAGCTGCTGCCAATCTTCAAAGGTCAATTCATTAGCCTCATTACAAAAAAGTAGATCCCTCTTTCTACCCCTGATCTTCTGAGGCATATCAAGGGATATGAATTCTATAGTGTTGCCGTTTAGCTTGTATTCTGATGCAGTCTTTGAATGGTCATCTTCTGAGTAGATCTCATGATCTTTCAGGATGGTTAGGAAGTCCCGCATGACAGTACCCCTCAAAGCAGGGTAGGTCTTCCTACAGATGGTGATGACCTTATTCGTGTTCTTTTCGCAGTATGAAAAAATGATCCATAGAAGGATATTGTAGGTCTTCCCTGATCTAGTGCCACCTTGCTGAACTACTATCTTAGCCGTGCTGTTCTCAAGATGGCGGAATACCTTATTTGTTTTTATGCTAGTTGCTGTCATCCACAATATTCACTTCGAATATCTTTTTGCCATCAGCACCTGTGATCTCCTGCCTTTCAACATAGCCCCTAGACTTACCCTGAGTTTTAAGGAAGAATATAGTAGCAGTCATGTTCCCTTCCTGCATCCCTTTGTCAAGCATAGATTCCGCAAAGTCAAGCCTTCTATTCCTGCCTTCCTGTACAGCCTCTTCTAAGCCCTCCTGTTCAATCCATTTGTAAAGGGTAGCCCTTTCTACCGCCAAAGACTTTGAGGCTGTAGAAAGGTTACCAAATGCCTTCACGATGGCTTTCTCTATCACGGATCTATCAGGCTTTTTCATATTGTATAATTTTGTGCAATACCGTTCTTTTTAATCACTAGGCTAGGATCTAGTTTCTTCATCCTGTCTACTATCACTTGGCAGTACTTCGGATCTAGTTCCATTCCGTAGCACTTGCGCTTGAGTTGGTGCGCTGCCACCATTGTAGAACCGCTTCCAAGAAATAAATCTGCTATTAAATCATTTTCTTTTCCCCATTGATTAAAAAACCAGACTGGAAGTTCAATAGGTTTTTGTGTTGTATGCAATCTTTCTTCTCCTTTTTCTTTATTCTTAAATCCGCCCCAAGTTATCCATGCCATTTTATTTCTTTCTTGTTTACTCCAACAAAGTTCAAAATCAGCATGAGGAACATCTTTTTGAGTTTCTGTTTTTCTATTCCATACAATACATCCTCCTCTTCCTAAATGTTGAGGATAATACTGCATCCCCCAAATAAAAATTTCTTTACAATAGTTGAAAAAAGACAATAGGAAAGATGGATTAAAATCCTCTGCATCACCTAAAATCATTTTGCCTTTATTTCTTTTTGAATTAGTAGACTGCTTTTTAATTCCTTCCCATCTTTCTTCATTATCATAGGCTATTCCATAAGGAGGGTCTGTAAAAACCATGTCTGCCTTATCTCCATTCATCAACTTTGCAACTGTATCCGAACAGCTACTATCTCCACAAAGCAAACGGTGGTCTCCAATCTCAAACAAATCACCTAGGACAATATCCGTTTGAACTTCATCAGGCATTTCATAGTCATCCTCCTCCGCTTCTAGTTCTTCCTTGATGCTGAACTCGGGAATATCAAGACCCCATTCTTCTACTTCTTCCGCATCCCATTCATTGGCAATCATATCCCAATCCCATTCACCGAATCCTACATTATCCTTGATGATAAACTGCTTCTGTTCTTCATCTGTAAGATCATCCGCAAAAATCACAGGCACTTCCTTGAGACCTGCTTCCTTACAGGCTTTCAATCTCATGTTTCCCCCTAGGACTATCATATCAGCATTCACTACCACAGGTCTGATCTCAAGCATCTTTGGGAACTCTTGAATAGACTTGACTAGCTTTCTGAACTTGTTATCCTTGATTATCCTAGGGTTGTTAGGATTGCTTTTGATCTCTGAAAGTTTAACTAGCTTGATCTCCATTAGTCTAGTTTTTCGTTGGCTACTTGCAAAGGTTCTACAGGTGTGATCTCCTTTTCTTCTAGCTTGTTTGGGATACCTGCATCATCTAGCAACTTCTTAAACAAGTAAGCTAGATCAAAGATTCCTTCTTCATTGTCAAGGGTTACACTTATGACTTTTTTTGCACTATTAAAATTCAATTGAAAGTTTGACATGGTTTTTTTGTTTTGGTTTTGTAGTGAGGGTAGGATTCGAACCTACAATGTGCTACCTTCTTGAGGACTTGGTTCGCCAGACCTGATTACGCTCCTCACTATCTTTTTTTAAAATGGTAGATTATATTCTTCTTCCTGTACAGGTGCAGGAGCAGTAGGCATCTTGTTAACCTGTGGGTTATTATTTTCTTCCTTTTTATAATCGTTTAAGGTAATGGCTACATCCTTCCCGTACTCATTCGGCTTATCATAGATATTGATATTCAAGTTCACATACTTCTTCCCGTTGTAGGTGTAAGCGTGTGCCTCAGCATCTGATAGGCAGACAGCAGCCGTGATCCATGAATCACTTCTTTTCTTCCCGTTACCTAGTCTAGTTTTTGGTTTGTTGTCCATGTGTTTATTTGGTTGGTTTTCTTCTTCTCTTGATAGGCTTGTTTTCAATCACTTTTTCTTCTGTGGTGAATGGCATTTCTGCTACTGCTTCTACCTTATCTTCTTTGTACCAGGTAGTGTTAGCCTCATTCGTGTACCACCCAAATAGGTAGTTTACTAGTTCAGCCCTACAGCTACTGCACCAATGGGAGAAGTTATGCTTCGGATTCACATAGGTAGTATATAGGTGAATGAGATCAGCATACACACTCTTGGAATAGTTGCGAATGAAAGCGTGTTTTTTGTAGCACTCATAGAGTTCAAAGTGCTTCTTGAATAGTTCTAAATCTTCAGGTGTCATATTTTTTCTAGTTCGTTTTTTACTTCTGTCCAAAAATTAAATTTACTTCTATAGTATATCAGGTCATCTGCATCATCTAGCACTTTCAATATTTCATCTACTGCTTTCAATGCACAATTTTTTGCGAATGTCTC